GTAAGGATAGTACTTAGCTAAAGATATTTGATCTTCATTAGTGTAATATGTTGGATCTCCTAATGCTCTACTTGCGTTTATTTTTCTAGGCTGGTTTCTATTGTCTGTAAAAAATAAGCTTCCACTAACAAAATTAACTCCTAAAACAGAATGTGTTTTTGAAAAATTTAAAAAGCTTCCGCTGACTAATATGCTAGCTAAACTAGTATTTATATTATAAAGACATATGTAACATTGCGTTGCTGATGGAGCAAATCTAGATAATTGATCACTAGAGTTATCAACATAGTTAGTCATGAATAAAAATATTCTATTATTATTTATATCCATGAAAAAACCAATTACATCTATGTTTGTAGAAGTTAAGCCAAAATCAGTTAAAGATATATTACCTAATATATTCTCTAGTGATCCTACGTCTGCACCTTCAGATTTACTTACAGAGACATTTAAAGCTTCTCTATATTCTCCTGGAGGCACAAGCCTAGCGTCTAAGTCTCTATTCATTTTAGACTTGATAAAACTATTTCTTGATTCAGCCATTTAATTTAACTTTTAATCCATTTAGATTTACCTCTCATAACTTGAACAATTTCGTCCAACTTGATGTTAGATAACCTTATTTTTGCATTTCTTAATTTTGCTGATCTTTCTCTTTTATATCTTAAAACAATGTATTCTGGAACGTTTTGTTTAGTTGATAATATAGAATGATTAATATGAGAATATAATGCATCCTCAGCCATCTTAGGTATCTTAGAATCAAAATCATAAGCTAAACCATCTGATATGTATTCTAAAATTATTAATTTCCCAGCTAAATTGCTAGAAAAAGTAAACTTACCTTCTCTTTCATTTATCTGAAACCAACCATTCATTTGAGAAGTTTCAGGCTCTAAACCGTAACGCTGTCCATAAGCTATTTTCTCCCAACCAAAATCATAAACTCCTTCATTAAACATTTGATCAGTAAAAGCTCCAGATATATCTTTATCATTAGCTGTGTTCCATTTTTGCTCTGTTAATGATTGTTCTGCATTTATATTATTGCTAAAAGAATCTTGAATTGCAATACCTGACTTATCCTGTATGGGTAAAGTAAAAGGTGAAGATGTTAAATTATTAACTGGGTATATTATATGCTGAACACCAATTCCGTCAATCCAAGAGCATCTTACGTAATTAACATAGTCTTGTGGTATTGGAACACCTAAACTAGGTGGTACTGTTAACTCTTGTGATTTAATACTTTTTAACGTATCATAACTAAATTCTTGTAAACCTCTTTTAGCATGAAACATTACATCTGTTCTTTTGATTTTTGTAATCAACTTATCTTCGCCTACGTAAGCCACTAAGAAATTATTTATAACATTATCTAGTGTTGTATACTCATAATTACCATAATTTTGAGCTACTGCAGGTTTTTTTAATTGTATATAAATAGAAGAAGTTGGACCATAAGTTCCATTTAGCGTTATTATGTTACTAAAGGGATCTGAAACATAAGACAAGTTTTCACTTACATTAACCCCATCTAAATATATAGTATAATTAGATGCAGATTTTATCTGCTCACTATTTTTATTAAAAGCGCTAATAACATCTGTCTCAAAAGTACAGTTAAAAGTTGGATTAACTACACTACCGCTTAAGTTAGGAAATGTTTGTTGACCTGAGTAATATTGAGCATTATTTTCAGTTATTAGTCCCATGTTTATTTTTTTTAGGTTTAAATTATTCTTGTGCTAATTCTTGAGAAGCTACTTGAACTATCTGTGGATCTCTTATAACTACCCCAGCATACTGAAGTATTTGTAGTATAAGTTCTGTTTGATCATTGCTACTTATCTCAAAATCTACTGATACATTTATTGTTGGGTCATAAATATAAGCGCCTACACTATTAACAGTAAAACCCCAAACTGGATTTCTTGGCTTTCTAATAAAACTAGCTTCTACATCTTCACCACTATCTATAGTACTTGGCTTAATCCATAGTTTTTGGCTTTCATATAAGTACACAGGAAAATTTTTACTAGGAGCAGTTAAATCTGATTTATCTATTTCATAAAAAGGCTTTCTTTGTAATCTTTCTATTGTTTTTGCTTCTTCATCAAACCAAAATCCAAGATTAACAGTACCTAATCTATAAAAAGCAAATTCATTAGAAGCTGGTTGATCATTATATATTATAGTTTTACCTGTAAGAATATCAACAGTTGGTAACTTAAAATAATCAGGAACAACACCGGCTTGGGCAACAAATGAACACTCTCCAATACACTTAAATGTAGATATAACATCATCTAAGTTGTTTAAAGGGTTGCTATAATCAAAATCATTTTGAGGTATTCTTAATTGCGTATCTAAATCAATAAAGTATTTTTCAAATATATCTAACTGTGATTGTGTAGCAGCTTTATTAAACTCATATGGAGTTAAGTAACCACGCTGTTCTTTATTAAGTATACTTAGTACTGTAGTGTATACTGTGTTTACATTAATAGCCATATTGTTATTTTAATCGAAGTTAGTAAATACTAGTCTTGATTTAGCTCTTTCTAGTTTATCTGTTTTTTCTATAAGTAATCTTTGTAATACATCTGGTCTAGTTTTTTCTCTATTAGCTAGTATAGCATATATCATACAGGCATATAAAGCTTGTTCTGCTAATTTAGGTATAGCAGCTGATTCATCTGTTGTAAGTGCGTTAGATAAATATGTTAACGTGGCATCTGATGCCGAGTTGCCATATGTAATTTCTTTAGTTGCATAGTTTATGAAAAATTGACCACTACCAGGCGGAGATACACTAACTTCAGTAAGAGTAGTTGATGTGCCTCCAATAGTTAAACTAGCTGATATAACAGCTACAAAATCTGCTGGTAAAGCAATAGCTGTACCTGATACAACCACTGTAGGTCCTTCTTTGAATTGACTCTTTATAGTTTCATATGCAAATTCTTGCAAACACCTACGTGCATGAAATATAACTTCTGTTCTTACTGCGTCTGGTATTAACTTTCCAGGTCCAGTATAAGAAATTAAGAAGTTATTTATAATATCGTTTAAAGATATAAAAGCGTTTGATAAAGTTGTTGTTGCCATAATTTTTATTTTTGTCCGTCCACGTCTATTTGTTGTTCTTTACCAGCTGCTAATTGTAGAGCTAATTGATCTCTAGTCATAACACCGGCATATCCTAATATTTTATCTACTAGTAAAGGCTCATCAGATTGATGTAGCTCAAAATTAACTGAACTTTGTGGATTGTAAATATAATTACCTAGCTCTGTATCAATAGTAAAACCCCATTTAACGTCTTCTGGATATTTCAAAAAGTTTAATTGAACATTATTAGGTGAAATAGGTATAGTTTCTGGAAATATTTGTATAACGTTATCTTCATAAATGTATACAGGATACATTTCAGTTGGTTTAGTTAATGGAGATTGATTTGTTGTATATAATTCGTATTGTTGTATTCTTTGAGCTTCTCTACCTTCAGCTGCTGAAGTAGCAAAATAAATAACAGAACCTAATTCTTGCACTGATACAGTGGGCTTTACTTGAGGACCTGAGTTAATGTCTGCTAAAGTTAACGTACAAACTGCGTTAGGTAGAACGCCAGCTGAAAAAGTACCTGCATCAAAAGTTATTGTATCACCTGCGTTGTAACCCGTTCCTGGATCTGAAATAAATAAAGTAGTAATACCACTTCCTAAAGTTACAGCCATTTTTACTTTTAAACCTGTTCCAGTTCCTGTTATTGTGACTCCAGTAGAGGAGCTATTATACTCATCTAAAGCCAACGTAGGAGCAGTAGCGCTTAGGTTAGTACCTAAACTAGGTATTAAATTGCCATACTGTGTACTTAAACTTTCTATTCTTTTAAATATTTGTATTTTTTCGTCTAATAAAGCATATCTATCAGCGTATGCTAGACTTGTTTGAGGTTGTCTCAATAACTGGTTTAGTTCATCAAAATATTCTATGAATATCTCTTGCTGCGCTTGTGTAGCAACTTTGTTGAACTCAACAGGTGTAAGAACTCCTCTTTTTTCTTGTTGCAGTACTACAAGTACAGACTTATATACCTGATTTATATTTATCATTTTGTTTTGTTTATTTTTAAAAAAAAAAGGTGGTGATTAAACCACCTTTATTATAATCACTTGTTATTTAAGTTTTTTATCTATAGATCTATAAATCTCAAGCCCTTCATCTGTTTTAAACCAAGCAGCTAAAGCTGAATATGGATTTTCGTCAAAAGGAACTGTCATAAGTTTTCTTCCATTAGTTGCCCAAGTAAAAGTTCTTTGATCTGAAGCTAAATTAATTATTCCAGAATCAACAGCGTTGATGCCAAAGTTTCTTAATATGACATTATCATCGTTTGCTAATTCAATAAATAATCTTGGATTATGTTTAGCGAATAACAATGAATCTCTTTTAAGCTCTTTTGAAGACAAGTTGCTTACACTAGAACCTAATTCAACTCTTAATATTGCTTCTGTTTGTTCTATATCCATAGATCTAGCCGCATTTAAAGCATCTAATTGTAAATCTAATTCTTCTAATTGATCTACAGCTTCTATCTGTCTGTCTAGTTCTTTAAATATAACTCCTTTATGAGGATGATGATTTAAAAACTCTTGTAAACTTCTTTTTTCTTTAGGAACATGTAAAATACCGTTTTCAAAAACTATATGTTTTAACGTTGCGTTTCCTAATTGTTCGTCTACAAAAATACTTTTTTGATTTGTAGCGTATCTAAGTTCCCTTTCATACCCTTTTTCTTTATCAAACCATACTAAAGGATACCGTCTAGTGTGTCTACTAGGTATAGTATATGTTAAAGGTTCTTTATCATCTGCTAAGTAGTAATGTCTATCTTTATATTCCCAAGTATCTTTTTTTACTTCAGGAGTTGCTGGGGCTTTAGCCACAGGCTTTTTCTTTTCTTTTGTTTCCATAATATAATATAATATAATAATTAAAAAAGATCCTACCTAAGTAGGACCTTATATTTGTTTTGTTTTTACTTAATATAAGTACTAAGTAGTTAACTTGCTCAAAGTGTTTCCATCTGAATAAGCACCAGCTCCTCTAAAATTAGAGTCCCACATAACGGCAGGTCCAGAATTTCCACCAGCTATATTTATAGCTTCCTTAAGCCTAACTACATCGGATTCATTGAAACCATTATTATTATAATCAATGCTAACTGAGTAACCAGAAGCATAATCAACTACGATGTCATCATCCCCACCAGAGTACACTCTAATAACATTGTCAGCTGGAAGCAACATTAACATTCCCGTGTTAACTTGACCAGAACCGTATATATTCATTTTTACATATCCCATAATATTTATTTTTTAAGTTATTGCGGTGTTACTACTTGATACTAGTGATACACTTAAAGTCTCTGGAAAAATACCTGGAGCAGAAGCTCCGTTCATTTTTTCTATAGCACGTATTATTTTTTGATCGTCTGAGTCAATTCCAGTATTAAATTTAGGTGAACTATCAAATGTTAATTTAATTTCTCTACCTGTAACATACTTAAAAGTCATGCTCATGTCAATCGGGCTTTCACTAATTAGACCTATATCTTCTGCTGGAAGCAAATCAAACTGTCCGTTTGCTTTCGCTATTTTTACATATCCCATTTTCTTATTTTTTAAATGTTAATAAAGTGGAGAGCGTTAACCCTCCACATTTATATAATTATTATACAGTTTTAAATAACACGAAGTTATTAGCAGCTTGTGTAACTAAACATCTTTCAGTTAAGAAATGTACGTCCATAGCATCTACACCTGAAGTATAAGCTCCACCAACTGAACCAGTAATCCAGTTTTTGTAACGTCTATCTTCAGTTTCAGAAGCTCTATATCTTACATGTAAGAATGGGCGTCTAATATTAGAACCTAACATTTGATCGTACACTGTAGTTGTTCCAGCAGGAATCATCACACCATCAATAGCATTAGATAAACCTCTTGTAGAAGCATCATTTAGATATTTCCAGTCAGTTTTATAAAAGTCATAAGAACCTCTTCTAAAACCAGTAAATCCAAAGTTAAGTGCCATTTCAGACTCATTATCAAATAGACCATAAGATGCAGCAGCAGTAGAAGCAAAAGCTCCGTTCATTGCAGCAATCATATCATCAAAATCTAAAGCAGTAGATCTTTGTAAGAAAAGCATGTTTTCTTCAATAGCTCCTTGCTTGTCTAAGTTTTTAAGGATTTCATCGAAATCACCTAAAGCACCAGAACCAGGAGCAGCAGCTCCAGCAAATCCTTGATATACATTACCTCTTGCTTCAATAGCAGAAAATAAACCTTGTGTACCTTTTAAGTTAACAGTAGTTTGATTAGGCATAGCAACTTGATAAGCAGCTAATTCACCTTCAACCATTGCCATTTCCATGTAGTCTTCAAATCTTAGTCTTGTTTCAGACTCAGCTTTTAAATACCATAAGTATCCAGAAGTACCATCTTCAGTAGCAACTTCAATCCAACCAATTTGAGCAGCATCAGAACCATTTACTTGGTACTTGTCTCTAATAATAATTGGAGAGTTGTTAAACTCAGTAAAGCTAGGCTCAATAGAATCCATACCAGCATCCGTAGATCCTTTTCCAAATTCAGAACCGTAAACAAATACGTTTACATCATTAGCTGTAGTTAAAGCTTGTACACTTGCTGGGAAAGCAGCAGCAGCATAAGGAACTAAAAGTACCTCAGCTACAGTAGCTGCACCAACTGGTTGTGTTACACTTGATACAATAGCTTTAGCTGTAATTAAACCAGTAGCATTGTCAGAAATCAATACTGTTTGATTAACTTTTATAGCTACCGTGTTGTTACCTCTACCATTACTTGCTGGATTAGCGTTAGCTAAATCAATCTGAAGAGTAGTAAGAGCAGCAACTTTTATATTACATTCATTGTAAGATACGTGTAATCTATTTTGTTCAGACCATAATACTTGATCCGATGTCATTGGCATTTCAGCGCCAACCATTCTTAAGAAACCTGATAACGTTCTGTTACCATATCTCTCAACTTCAGCTTCATAAAGCTCAGGTAAATACTGTTGAGCCCAGTCAGACGTACCGTCTGAAAAGTTCAAATAGTTATTATCTAATGCTTGTTTCTTTTGAGCTGGAATTAAACTCGCGGGAAAACTCCCACTTGTTGCAAAACTCATAATTTATAATTTTTAGTTTAAGTTATTTTTTTTGTTTTTATTCTTAACTTGGAACTATCTACACCACTAATTGCTTTTACTTTTAATCCATTAATAAACATTTCACCAGAGCTAGTAGCTCTAATTTCGTTTGTTATATTTTTAGATCTAGCATTAACATCTTTTATCGCATCAGTTTTACCTTGCTCGTAAAAATGTTTTGCTATTTTATCAGCGTTATTAGCGGTATACAAGGCTTTATGATAACCTCTATAATCTTCGATTTCACCTTTTTTATCTAGGAACTTCCCAACAAAATTATTTAAATCAGATTGATTTTGAGCAACATCATTCTTGTTATTTACATTATATCTAAAAGCTTTTTCACCAACATTATATTCAAAACCTTTGAATTCATCGGCAAATAATTTTTTAGTATTATTTGTAAAACTTTCGTGACGCTGTTGAATCACCTTCTGTTCTTCGTTGTATCTATTGAAAAAGTCATTAGCTTTTATTTGTTCTTTAGATACTGAAGGTTTCAACTTGATCTCTTCATAGTATTTTTCTTTAGAACTATCTAAAAAGCTTTTGGCTTTGGCAATTTCTTCTTTGTAAGCTAGTTTTTTCTTTTTAACCACTCTCTCTTCTTCATCTTCATCCCATGCATAATTATCATCCATTAAGAAGTTTATTTCTTCTGAATTCAAATGTGGTTTGCTTACACTATAATATTCTTTAAGTAATTGTTCTCCATTTAACTTACTATAGTCTCTATTTAATTTAACATAGTCTTCAACAGTTCCACCAGTATCTTTCATAAAGTCTACTAACTTTTCAATATTTTCTGGTAATTCTATTTGTGGATTTTCTTTTACTTCTTTTTTAATTTCTTCTACAACCTCTTTAGTATCTTCAATTTCTTCTTTTGTTTCATCTACTTTTATTTCTTCAATAATAGGAGATTCTTCATTTTTAGTTTCATTGACTACGGGTTGTTCAATTTTAACTTCTTCAACTTTAGCTTCTTTGGTAATTACTGGATCTGCTTTAGTTTCTTCTGTCTCTTGTTTTTTAGACATATTTAATTTAGTTACTTCTTTGTTAGTAACTAATTTTTTAGGTTTCTTTTTAATTTTAAAGTCACCTTGTTCTAGCTCGCCAGCGGCGGTTTCTTTTATTTGTTCTGACATAATATAATATAATAGTTAATATAAAATTATCTAGGCGCAAATTGTTCTAAACTAACTCCACCTAAATTATCGTTACCCTTAGATTCAAAATTTATAGGTAGTCCATCTTGTTTTCTTTGGGTTATCATTTCACTCTGTTGAGTGCCTTGAAGCTTAATTCTTTTGTCTTTTCTATCTTCAATTTCTTTTTCTTTTTGAGATATAACATTAGACTGCTCTTTAGCTAGTTTAATGTTATAATCAAACTCTTGTTGCATTAGACCTCTTTTTATCTCTGCTTCGGTTTGCATTCTTTGTATTTCAAATTGAGACTTAGCTTGCTCTACTTGAACTTTACTACTAGTTAAAGCTTCTTGTTTTTGTAATTCAGCTAGAATAGTTTTTTCTGCAGTTTCAGCTTGAGCCTGAGCTTGAGCTTGTATTTGTTGTAGTTTTAACTCTTGGTCTTTAGCTTGCTTTTCTTGTCTTCGTTTTTTAAGTAAAGTATTAGCTAGTTTTAAATTATTTACATTTCTAATATCTATAGCATCTTCTAAGTCTATAGACTGAGTAGATAAAGCTACTTGAATGTTCTGTTCTAATTTAGCTTTTTCTTCGTCATCTGGCTCTAGTTCTATAAATATACCAAAGTCGTGAATGTTTACGTTTGTTAATTCGTCTAAAGTATTAGTATTAAAATTAGATATACTATTTATTAAAGACATTCTAGTTAAAGGAAACATTAAAGAGTCGCTGACTCTTAATGATATATTTTCACAAGTTTTAAGAGTTAAATACAAGCTTGATTGAAGAATGTGTCTCGTGGCTGTATTAGAATTAGCAGCTGCAAGTTTTTGTATACCTACTAAAGAGTTTTTATCAGGAACACTTCCGTCTCTAGCTTCATTTAATCCTGTCACATCTCTAATCATTTGCAAGTAATAATTATATGTTTGAATTAAAGAACTTATTTTAGCACCTCCAGAAGAAGATTGAAGTTCTTGAACAGGAATTCTACCTCTATTAATTTCACCGTCTTGAGTTAAAGATCTACCTATAACACTACCAGTTTGAAAATACATATTCAAAGCTTCAGCTGGATTATAGTTTGTGCCATTTCCTAGATCTACTTCTGCTAGACCATCCATATCTAAATAAACTCCATCAGGAACCATTCTAGACATTACTTGTTGAAGTTTTAAATGAGTTAATTGTATCATATCTGCAAAACCCGTTACCCTACTTACTAAGCTTTCTATTCTTCCTTGATACATTCTAGGAGCTGTTATACTATAACTAAGATTTACTTTAGTAGTATCTGCATAAGGTCTAGTCATGTTTTCTGCCATTCTCCAGTCAAGCATTTCTTCCATGCCTAAAACTTTTGCTCCACTATACAATGTTTCTATTGATCTAGATGCTTTTTTAAAATTATCTGTTTCTTCAACTTCTAAAAAAGTATCTTCTTTTTCTATAGTTTTTTCTAATCCTGTAGATGTTGTTTTTATTTTAAATACTTGATCAATATAACTTTTCCACTCAAAATATAATACCTGTACAGTTCCTTGATCATATCTACCATTGAAGTTAGATGAATACCCTGTGTTACCATTGTAATTTTGTAACTTCTTTACTTGATCAGGAGTTAAACTAGGAAATTGTTTTTTTAATTCTACTATAGGAACATTTTTTACTTCACCTACGTAATATACATCTTCAAAATTAGGATCATTAGTATAAGAATAAACTATATTAGCTGGATCTACATAGTCAATAACAATGCCTTCAGCTGGGTTCCAAGATGTCTTAACACAAGATATTCCTAAAACTGTTAAGTCATAATTAAGTCTTTTTCTAATTAAATGATATTTGTTTTTATCTAATACTTGTGAAATTAGTTCTTCTTCTGCAACTTCTATAGATTGTTTGTAATCCATTTGCATATGTGCTGGTATATCTTCTAAAGTTTCAGGAGTATTTTTAGCAGTAGATTCAGATAAATCTATTCCAAATTGCTGCATAACCATTTCGTTAAACTTTTTAGCTTCAATATCCATCATAATACGTTGAGCGTATTGAGTTCTTTTTCTTAATGAAGTTGGATCTTGAGCCATAGCTTTAACCTCATAAGACCTTTGAGACATACCATTTACAACTATATCTACAAACTTAGGGATAATAGGTACAGGTTTCCAGTCTAGATTTAAATAAGATAAATCTCCATTTATGGCTAATTCATCTTTATATTTTTGTACTGGCTGTTCTGCTCTAGCGTAAAGTCTTAAGTTATGAAAATTATTGTAATTGGCCATATATCTAGGACCTGCTCCTTGTGAACTTCTAAACCATTCACCTTCAATAGCTCTCGCAACTTTTAAACCATACTCGTAAGTAGCTTTCTCAGCGGCAGGTACAACCTGATCCGGAAATGTACTATATGTAGTTGTAGCTTGCATATATATTAATTAATTTTTGATATTACGCCGGTATTATCGTAAGTTTTAATACCAAGACTTATTTTATTAGTACTATTATTAGGCACTGGTCTATATAAATTCTTATTACAAGCCATTATAGCAAGTCCTGAGCTTATAGTAGCATCATGCTTAGTTCTACTATTTATATTAAAAACAGCCCAATCTTCTAATGTTTTTTGATGATACATATCACCATAAGAACTATCTTTAGACCCTACAAATTTTTCAATATAGCTTTCTACTGCAGCCGCATGAGCTTGTTTTATATCCTCACTAGAGTTTGGTATTCCACCTATTTCTCTTTCAGTGATAGAAAGTTTATTAATAAGTTTATCAGGACGATTCATTGAAAAACCTCTATATCCTCTACGTTTAAAATAGTATAGTAATCTTGGTTTATTATTTTCACAAAGTAATGGCATGCCATAAAATACACAAGCCATAAGAACATCTTCAAAAAATATTTCAGCAGTTTGAGGTCTAGCTATATACTCTAAGAAAAAATGATTAGAAGGAGCTTCTTCCATTGAAAACTTAGTTAATCCATGTAAAGCTCCATTAGATCCTTTTCCGTCAACTGTTCCACTAATGTCATAACTATCACAACCAAAAGCACCAATATGTTCACTTCCAGGATATTTAATTCCATTTTTAACAATAATTCTATTTTGAAGATTTTTAGGTGGAACCCAACTAACTTTAAATCTTCCATCATTATTTGGATGGAAAATAACGCTAGTGTCTTTAACACCATTAACCCAGCTAAAACTACCTTTTGTTACATTTAAACTATTATTTAAAGAATCGTTATAATCTATTTGCTCATAGATTTTTACTAAATTAAATAAGCTTTGTTTTGTTTCATCTCTAAAAGCATGTGCCTCTGTTCTTGGAAACTGCCTGTAATATTCGTTTAAACTATCTTGATCTGACTTTAAACCTTCAACCTCGTTTTCCCAGTGTTCAATAACGCCTGTTGTAATTTCGAAACCGTCAACTCCTTTGACTGGATTTTCTTCTCTAATAAAAACAGGTGATCCGTAAGAATCCATGAATCCTTCGTAGTTCCATTCCATAGGGACGAACAGAGAATAGAGTCCAGAAGAAGTTTGTCCATTACGATTTCTTTTTGTAACGTCTGAATTATAGTATAATTTTTTGAAGTTGTTTCCACCTTTGTCTAATGAATTAGATGTTGAGCCCATCATGCATTTACCTACAATTCTTGAACCAAGACGTAGTGTAGTTTTTGTAACTCTCCAGTTATTTAATATATTATCAGGTCTTTCCCATTTGCCACTTTCATCGTGAGCTAGTAACTTTAGCTTTTCACCATCATAAGAGTTGTCACCAGTATTTTTCCAGTCAATAGTTGTATCAAGACCATCTAGTTCTCTTAATTGCTCATTGCTTTCAAGCTTTCTTCTAGTAAACTTCGAAGCCGGAACTCTGTATGCAAGTTCTGTTTTAGGACGATCCATACCGTCCTGAATCGGTTTGAAGAAAAACGGATAGTTAACGGATATTGGTACGACTTTATCTGTAAACATTTTTTTAGCATCTGATCCAGATTTAGAGAGTATACCGAATCTGGAATCAATAGACATTGTGGCTTGATTAACAAGTTCTGCCGAGGACATAAATGAAAATCCAGATCTTCTATTTTTAAGGTAGCACATCCCGTAACATCTGTTATCTGCTTTACATGCTTCCCAAAATATAAAGAATAATCTATTTGCTTCTCGAAAATCTGGGGCTCCAACGTCAATTTTTGACCACTGTAGGTACATGTAATGAGTACCAGTAATATAAATAGGAATACCGTTATTATAGAAACAGTAACCTTGTTCTCTTCTTTTAAATTCTTCATCTATATAATCGTACCACTTTTCTTTAAACTCAGTTGGATACTCTTCCCAATCAAATCTATTTTTAATTCTACTTAGGTCTTTTGGATATTCTGTTTTTTCCCATCTTTGCTCCGCTTTTTCTTTACTTCGTTTAAACGGTTCATCTGCTGTTGGTAAAGCAATCCTGAGATTTTGTATTTCAATGATTTGTCCAATTTTTCCAGTTTTACTTATTACTATAAAATCATAATCAGAGTTATAACCGTACTCCCATTTTTTAAATCTATTGTTTTTAGCTAATATCTTAGGGTTTACAATGTCTTTAATTTCTTTCCAAAGAGTTTGTTTGTAACTCATTTGCTTCTCCCTTCTGCAAAACCTTTAAATGTTTTTTCTACTTTAACTTCTTTAGGTTTTTCATTTAATATATCTTCCTCTACTTGAATGCGACTAAGTATCTCAAAAGCATCAAATATAGCTAATTTCTTTGTTGCAGCAGCATTTTTTAATCTATCAGCGCTTACATCGTCGTCTGAGTCTACAATCTTTTCTTTTGCTACTTTAATTAGTTCTTCAACAGCTTTCTGCCCAGCTTGGATTATTTTCTTTTTCGTTTCCTTGGTATTCATGAGTTAAAGCTATATCATTAGATTTCATACAATAAAGTCGTTCACCTTCTATAATAAACTCAAATTCAGAGTTAGGTGTAAACGTAATAAGTGTTCCAGGTGTTATTCCTAGAGCTTCTAAGAACTTATTAGAATATTTTACTATTCCAATATTAGGTTGTTCTTTTCTGTTTTCCAAGAAGCTTTGGTTTTTTAAAGGTTTTATAAAACAATAGTCTAAATTTGGTTTTAAATTATACATATATATTTGATCTATTGAAACAAAATATAAATCATCTTTAAAATAAGTTGAGCTATTGCGCTCTCTGCCTTTTTGATCATACCATCTTCTAAATATATTATGATGAACATAAAGCTCATCTCCAATATTTATTTTAGTTTTATAAGCTGCTGGCGTAGAAACAACAACAGCTTTTTTACTAACAAACTTATGATCCTCAATACTAGTGTTAACAATGAGTGTTTTATCATTGATCTTCTTTGTATTATCATATCTTTGATTTAATGGCTTAACAATGAAACTATATAAGCTTTTCATTAATAACTTAAATCGTATTCAACTGAAACAGCCATATTAGAATTAAACTTTTTCCAAGGAAGCACTTCATTGTTTTTTATTATGTATATATTATAAGACCCATCTTTGTCTTGAAATATTATATCATTAATTATATGTTTACCGTATACTTCTTGACCAAGAGAATAGTGCATGGCTTCATTTTTGTAATCAGAACCTATACTAATCTTTCTTATCTTTTTCATCTTCTATTTCTGTATAAGTACCATCTTCTAAATTAATATTAACATGACCATACTTTTCTTCTAAAACTTTTTTAAATTCTTCTATGTTGCCATTAACTTCAGCTACTTGGTGTAACATTGCATGTTTTCTAGTTTCAATAACACCAATGTCTAATATAACTTTTTGAAGATCTTCTTGTTGTTTTTTTGCTGTTTCTAATTCTTGCTTTTCTATTTTCATTTGATTTGATTTTATTTGATTTTATTAATATACTGCTACTAAATTACTTCCTGCAGTTATTCTTTTTGCTAATATAGGAGATTTATCACCTACTGTTTTACCTGGTTGGCATGATGGAAAATCTACTGCCGCTCCTCCAGCTTCAGTAACTAAACTAACTGTTTGTGCTCCCATTGCTCCTCCTCCGTTATATACTACACATCCTCTTTGTTGTGTGTTTGGTATATCTATATTTGTAGGAATAAAAGAAGCTCCGCTTCCTGTGCCACCATTTAAATTAATAGATGTTCCTACTGTATAACCACTTCCTGGATTTATATTTTTTAAACCTAGTATTGCGCCATTGTCTATAAGTTCTGTAATTTCAAACGTAGCACCTCCAGTAGCAGCTGTTATTGTTGAGCCAACATCTCCTGCTACAAAGGCTGTTCCACCAACAAAAGTAAAACCATTGTTACTTTCACTTGTGTTTATAGCTCCTATTACTATTGCTTTAGCATCGTGACCATATACTCTTGGTTGTGCCATTGTGTTTCCTTCTAAACCTCTCATGTTTATTTATTTATTTTTGTAATTTTTTCAGCACCACGACTTCCGAAGTATGCTACGTAAACTGTTACCAGTAATGTTTTTAATAAGTTTATCCAAGCTTCATCAACTTGAAATTGTAAATGAAAAGAATCTACATACATCATAAAGACAGCAGAAGCTGTTAAGAATATAAGAGCTAGCGGGCGTGTGTTTTTTGAAAGCCATGAATCACTTTTCATATCACTTCTCCACCTACTAGACACTTCTTTCATTTCACTTATATCTTGTTCTATAAGTTTCATAGCTTGTTCCTTGTCAGCGGCTTTAATCTTATTATCACTTGATATAAGATTTTTTACTACACCAAGCGTTCCTTGATTAGGTAGTACGTCTCCAAGAGCTTGCAATACCTTAGGAGCTTTGCTTGATAGAAAAGCGCCAATCTTTGTTTCTTTAAATGTTTTCTTTTCCATTATGCTAGCCCACTTCCCATTAATTTGGTTTTAATTCTACCTGAAGCACTCTTTACTTTTGTTTTAATATTTCTTCCTAACTGATCAAAACCTACAAACTCCTTGCTTGTAACTTTTCTTTTGGCTTTTTTATTGCTAACATTAGATTTTTCAAAACCTTTAGCTTGCAAACCATTACTACCTTTACCTGGTTTTAATAAGCTATTGTCAGAAGCTCCTGCACCTACGCAGCTTAAGCTTTTACTATTAGGCGTACAAACCTCTTGGTTTTTTGGCTGTCTTTTAGGTAAATTAATATCAATTTGAGGAAAATTTACTTTAGGTAAATTAATATCAATTTTTTTAGGGTTTTTTACTTTTGTCTCTGTAGAAGAATAAGTAGAAGTGCTTGTTGTGGGTACTCCTTTCATAGTGAAAGTACTACTAAAACCTGGCTGCACTATCATAGCGGGCTTAGCTTTTATCACATCTAATTTAGGAGGATTGTTTTTTCCTGGGTTTTCTTTATTCCACTTTATAGATTTTTCTTTAAAATCAGGATAAGGAATAGATTTATCTGTTTTTTCATAAGCATCTCTATAGGAATCTTTTTTAAGCGGCTTTACATAAGGTGTATTGCTACCTTCAGTAGAACTTCCAGGAGTTATAGTCTGTTTAGGAACCTTAAATGAGGACGAAGCTGTTTCTGGAGTACTAATAGTTATTGTAGTTGGCTTAGGAGCTGGTGTAGTTGTTGTTTCAACAGGACCTTTTATGTTAGTTGTTTTTGTTTTTCTACCTGAAGCATCTTTAGTTCTTATAACTTCTTTAATTTCTCCTTTTCTATTTGTTTTGGTTTTTGTTTTAACACCTGTCTCTGGATCTACTCCGCCTCCTTCAATAACTGTAGGGCCTAATAATGATGTTATATTTTTGAAATTTGCTGTTGGACCTCTACCCGGAGTCTGTCTATACGCCATAGCTTATTTTTTAGTTTTTTTGTCTTTTTTTACTTTATTACCTTCTTTATCAAGAACTCCTATTTTCATTAAAAAATCTTTTTTTGTATACTTACCATCACCAGATAAATCTGTAGCTGTAGGCCCTTTACCTTTACCTTTAGTACTGCAACCAAAGTTTTTAGCGTAGTTAGCCATTTTAATAACATCTGGCTTGTATTTCTTTTTGTTTTTCATAACAGCACTTGCTCCAGCACAAGTAGATTTACCAGGCATATTCTTTTTTACCCATTTAGTAAACTTACCTTTGTTTTTTGGATCAATACTTATATCTTCTTTTTTTTTAGGCATAATATTTATTTTTTATAGAAACCCCAGTCTTTAGTTAATTCGTTGTATCTTTGCTTGCGCTCATCACAACCGCAGCCACCTGGTATTTTATCGGCTAATCTCTTTATACCTGTAGCTTTAGTAAATCTTTCTATAGTATCGCCTAAACCTCGGTCTTTCATAATTCTTTATACTCTTCAGTTGCATCAAAACTTGGACAAGCTTTGTTAGCAAATTCATTATGTGAATAAATTATAGCGTCTGGATACATTGCCTTTAATGTTTTAAGGACATGTAATAGACTTTCTTTTTGAACATCTGTTCTAGTATCCTTCGGAGTCTTACCATCTGCCTCAACACCACCACAATAACATAATCCTATGCTATTTCTATTATGCGACTTGCAGTGAGCTCCGATACGATCTATATCTCTACCTTTTTTAATAGTTCCGTCTAATTCAACGTAGAAATGATAGCCAATGTCGCTCCACCCGCGGGAATTAACATGCCAGTCTCTTATAGTTTCAACTGGTATATCTTGTCCTTCTCTAGTAGCAGAGCAATGTATAATAATTTCTTTTACAATTCTCATTTGTCTTGCCAGCTAAAATATAAATCTTCATTTACTGGAGTTATTTGTTGCTTGATACCAGCATCTAGGTCGGCTTTTATAGCAACCATATCTAATGCATTTTCTAACCAACCTAAAACTACGGTTTCAAAACTTTCACTATCTTCATAAGGCACAAAAGACTCCCCAGCTTTGTATTCAAAATTTTGAGATCCAATTATTGAACTATAATATTTTTTGTCTCCGTTTTCTTCAGATGCTGTATACTTATAATGCACTGTATATATAACATTTTCTTCACCTTCTGCTTGAATGTGAGCGTTCATTTGTGGAATGTCCCATTTGTAATTAATTGCCATTACTTTTTATTTCTTAATTTAATCCATTTATGTGTTGTATATCCAATAGTCATTAATAATAATACTATTTCTAACATAGGTTCCATCCAGTTTAAACTTGCTATGGTAAATGAAGTTATATTTAAACAATATAACTTTAAATCTTCTATACCAATCATTTCTGAGCAAGTAAAGCTGAATTACCTTTATATTGAATATTGTCTATTTCTAAATCAGTTTCAATATTTTCATCTCTAGACTCCATGCTTCTATTTCCGATTGGTGCGCATGTTCTTGGTGTAGGAAGTTTAACTCCTGATCCTGCTATTCCTTTTCTCATTTTTTTTTGTTTTAATTTTCTAAATTAATTATATCTACGTATGCGTCATCAAGTTGATTGTTTTTAAAATCTTTAAAAGCTGAATTTCTATTTTTTCTTTGAGCTTTTCTAGCTGATCTTTTTTCTCTACCTGTTAACTTATCTCCAGTTTTTTCATATTTTCCAGTTTCAGCATTGTAAGTTTTTCCTTGTCTAGCTTTTCTATCTTCTTTTCTATCTTTTCTTTTTACACCTCTAGCAGCCGACATCCCATCATCTATTCCAAAATCATCTGCTTTTCTAGCAAACCGCTGAAATGCTCCCTGTTCTTCATCCATATCTGCTTCATTAGCTTTAGCTTTGTCATAAGCACCTTGATATTCATCAACCTGATCATCATATTGTGTTTCTTGTGTGTTTAAGATTTCATCTCCTTCAGTAGCGAATTTTATATCTGTAGGTATAACCTCTTGTTCTGTTTTAACTACTCCACCAACATTAGATCCACCTGACTCTAAAGCTTCACCTTCTATATCTCCATACTCAGCTGCTGAGTTAAAAAATTCAGCTGGCATTAAATCCATGGTGTTTCCACTACCTATTGGATTTGTTACACCAGAACCTTGTGTCATTGCAGTAAAGTTATCATAAGTGTCAGTCGCAAAACCTCCACCAGTTCCGGGTGGTAGTGGAATTGGACTTGATAATGCAGCTATGTCTATTGGGCTTACTATTGGCATATTATCTATTTTTATCTTTGTTTAAATTATTTATAGAAAAACTTAAAACTTTGTTAGAATATGTATTTTGCTCTAGCTTGTTAGGTATGTCTTCTTCGCCTAGCATAATACGATACATTCTGCTTATTAGCTGCTTGCACTTATAAGAAACTTTATATATATGATACTTTTGAGTGGTGTGGTTTCTTTTACGCCACACTGTAATCCACCCTTGTTTCAATAATCTGTTCCAGCGCCTGTTATCCCAGCTATAAGAATATGTACCTGTTGTAAAATCATTTTTGTTAAAGAATTCAATAGCATCAAGATATATTAAAAGCTCAAGATCTGCATCTTTAAGATCACATGTTTTACACGCCCATTTACGTATAATTCTGTAATGTTTTAAAAGTTTTAAATCTTTCAGATCTGATGAAGTTAGTTTTCTCATAAAACTATTACAACATCTTGCTCTTTAATTACTTTGTATTGTTCTTTTTTTATTTCAATATTAAACCCAGCTGCTTTGTCATAATAGACTTCGTCACCTTTGTTTAACACAGATACGTCAGAGCCAGGTTCTATAACCTTAGCTCTTCTATATCTAACATCTTCTCTTTGCTTTTCAGCTAAGATTAATCCACCTTTTGTAGTTACATCAGTTTCCTTGACTGGATCTATAACTATAAATTTACCTACTGCTTTCATGCCCTAACGTTATTAATAACACAGTCAGTAGATAATATTGTTGTGGCTACTGAGGCTGCGTTCATTAATGCACTTTTAGTAACTAGCAAAG